TACTACATTGACGGTGATGACTATTTGATCTTTGTTGAGAGATTTGACGCTCCCAAGATCGACCCTAGTCTTTACCGCCAGTTTGGTATGGAAACTAAGTTAGAATCTACCACGTCTGTCATTGAACACATTGACTTTTGTCAAACTAGGCCAGTGTTCAACGGTGCTGGATACACTATGTGTAGGAACCCGGAGCGCATGTTAAAACGTGTGCAATGGGGCGTAGGTAAGTTTAGTCCTAAGTACGTGCCGAAGTATTTGTCCTCAGTTGGAAAATGTCTGATATCTGTTGGACAGGGTCTTCCTGTAGAACAATACATAGGCGCCACTTTATCTTCTCTAAGCACTGCCTACGTATTGACACCTTATCACTATAGTGCTAACAGAATGCCTTTTAGGCCAGGTCGTGCAAAGGTAGTTGAACCTAGTATGGCCACGCGTCTGTCTTATGAGATGGCTTGGGGTTTAAGCCCTGCTAAGCAGCTTCTTTACGAGAGAACTACTGTCAGAAACACTAATTTCTTTGAGGGCCATGTCCCGTTTCCACAGTATGCCTCGCAAGAACAGCAAGTCATCGAGACCGAATGGTCGTAACAGAGCTAATACAGCGCAACAGGGCCAGCCACCCTTCATAAATAAGCTACCACCCCAGGGATGGACAACACCCCTGAAGTCCTACCGAACAGGTAGGCCCACCATTAAAAGCAATGGTGATCGCATTCGTGTTACAAACACAGAAATAGCCCTAGAGGTTACAGGAACAGCAGCCGCAGGCAATGTACCAGCAGGAGGAGCCATCCGAGTTTTTCGGTTTTCCAACGTAGCAGGTCCAACCGTTTTTATGGACCAGCAGCGATGGTTGACCAAGCTCGCTTTGGCCTACGACAAGTTTAAGATCATCAACCTTAAACTCAGGTATGTCCCATCGCTACCAGTAACATGGGGAGGCCAAGTCGCACTTCGGTGGGACTCTGATCCAGGCAAAATCACAGCTGATGCCAACTTGGTTAGCATCTCTGGTGACATGCTCGCAAAGGTTACACAAGTGGCAAATGCGTGTGAGAATCAAGTTAAGACCGACCAATTAAATAGGTTGCCTCAGTACGAGAACTTCTCATCCGCTAATGACACAGGTGTGGGCACTGTAGGATCCATCAACTTAGCTTACTCAGCAATCACAGCACCTTCCAACACAACAGCTGGACCTGTGGTCATTGGGTATGTGTGGATGGACTACACTGTCGAGTTTTTCAACCCAAGCAACGTCGTCACAGCCTAGCAACAACAGCCTATATTTCTTGAACGAGTGCCATTCTTCAACCAAGTCCCAGATTACATAACTTGCGATTTATTTGGAACCAACCTATTGATGCCATTCACAGTGGAGTTAAAAGGTTGGCTCCAGGTCAATAATTGTTTGTTATGCCCGGAGACTATTCTTATTCCACCAAGAACAAAGATCAGGTTTGAGTATGATGATCCCAATGTACAGCATTATTATAGAGTTACAACTATAATTGATGGTGTGGAGATACCATTTGTGTTATCTCGCAACTTCAATGCTTTTAATAATGGCATTGATGGTAGCCAAAACGTCCAATATCGCACTGGTGGTTTGCTAAATGTAGATCAATCCAATGTGATGGGATGGGTGACTGAAGTTTAGGCCTCATTCAACACTAGCTCGGTACACCGAGCATCTTCTACCCACTAGAAAATAGTCTTAAGACGGGGCTCTAGTGGTACACTACAGTCTTTGACTTATAACGTTGATACGTC